ACACATCACCATGTCGGCTTACAGGCTCATCTTCTACCTCGGGAATTTCATCCTCATCGCTTTCACCGGGTTGTTCGTCGTTACCCAGAAGCTCATCCAGTTCTTCATCTGAAAAGCCTATGACATCAAGGTCAAAACCCAGATCGCCGAGTTCTTCAAGTTCTAGCTTGAGAAGCTCATCATTCCATCCAGCATTTTCAGCAATCTTGTTATCTGCGATCACCAATGCGCGACGTTGTGCTTCGGTCAAGTGATGTAAAACGATCACCGGGACCGTGTCTAAACCAAGTTGCTGAGCCGCCATCAAGCGACCATGGCCTGCGATAATGACGTTGTCATCACCGACCAAAATCGGATTCACAAAGCCAAATTCTGCTATCGAACCCGCTATTTGCGATACCTGTGTATCGTCATGCGTCCTCGCATTTTTGGCATAGGGAATGAGTCGTTGAAGCGACCAGTGCTCCACCGACTCGACAGTGTTAGATTGCATTAGATTACCTTGGAAATTGCGGTGCGAACTGCGAACCTGCGAACCCGGTTTAACGGGCTGTCGCTAGCGAAATGCGGCGGCCTTGCGACCCGCATCGATTCGATGGCCAGGAAGGACCCACTTTTTTTCAGGGCCAGAAATAACAAAGCCACAGTTTGGTGGCCGTGGCTTGTGTGCAGTTCACTCGTGAGATTAGCAAGTATTCTCGCCTAAAAACCGGGTTTTGTCCCACTTGGGCTTTTGGCGTTAGCACGCAGGTCTTTGCTCTTGCGCGAGCCGCTGCGCAATTTTTATTAACGCCCCTTGCCAATAACGCTGTGCCGACGTTCTTGGAAACCCAGTCTCACGAGAAATCACTCGCCATGGCGTTCGATAGGCTCGTAACCAAATCAGATTTCTTTCACCATGATTGACATACGTTATCCATGACAGCGTTTCCTCCATGCGGGTGATTTGGTCTGGCGTTGGACGTAAACGAATCGGCTGAACTTCTTGTCTGGCGAGCTCTCTCCGATCGTATTTGATCTCTGGCCAATAGCTCACGTAACCCAAGCTTCGCTCACCAGGCAATTTACGCAGCGTTGATACACACTCCTCAAATCGGAGAGCAACGTGTTCTGGCGTGAAGTTATTCATAATTGCTCTCCTATTCGTTGATCAATAGCCCAATAAACCAAAGCCAATGCATCGGCTTCGTTATCATCCGCTGGGAGATGGCCTCGCGCTTTCGCGGACTCAATCATCATGGTTTTATTTGCATTACCTTTGCCAGTTGCGTGCCGCTTGATGGTTCCAACCGGAACACCCTCGTAGGCAATATTTTGTTGCTCACACCAAGCAGTCAGATGCGCCATAAAACCACCGTAAGCGTGAGCCGCATCCACACCCATGTGACGACGAACTTCCTCAAAAAACACCATGCTGATAGGCCCAGCATTTTCGTTTACCTCATTCAAGAAACGGTTGAACTTCAAAAAGCGCATACCGCCACCTTGCCAGCGATCGTTTTTAAAACTGATGGTGCCGCTGGTGATCACGCCTTGTTTGGAATGAATTGCCCATCCAGTTGTTGTACCCAAATCCAAGCACAGCACTACAGGCAATGTTCGGTTGATACTCTCTTTCTCACCGAGATGGAGAGCCTCCCCTTTAGGGGACTCTCCTCTCTCGTAGAGAGAGGGGGGTTGCGTGCAATCTGGATTTATCTCTGAAACCCCTGAATTATCTGGGATTGCGTTCAGTTTGCAGGGGATATCCGCAATCTGGACTCCGCAATCTGCAATCTGGCTGGATGCCTTGTTATTGCTGACTTCCAGTTTGCGGGTAGTTTGCAGATTGCAGCAAACTGGTTCAGATTGCAGACAGCAAACGGCCATGTCCGAGGCCTTGTTTTGATCATGATTCATCGCTTGTTTCCTCCTGGTACACCCAAACATCCGGATTCTCGACAGGGAGCACCGCACCGGTTTGAGCGCATTTGTAATGGGTGGGTTTAACCCACAAGTGAGACTGTTTGACCTCACCGGTATCGGTATCAATGGTTTCCCCTGCGGGAACCGTCATACCCTCAACACAGAGATAGCCATACTTGCTTCGGGTCAGTGCTGGTAAGTTGTACTCCTCCGGATTACGGAAGAACTTGATATCGCCTTTTGTGGCATGGACAGCAATGCGCTCATTGATGGTCCGGTTCGCACCGAGTCCAGCTTGGCCTTCGAACGATTCTGCAAACTGATTCGAGGTGTAAACACGGCCTTGCGACGCTTCATCAAAGATCATTTGTACGATGACATCGCGCTTGCGTTGTCGCTCCGCATCGAGCTTGGCGCCATAGTCTTGATTGACCAAACGATCACTGTGAGGATCAAGTTCAATCCAGCGTCCCTGACTTTTATCTACCCGCTTGGCAGGTAAGCCAGGTCCATTGCGCAGCTCGAACACCAAAGTGCGATCCGTCAGCATTTCATCAGGGCGATACAGCAACATGCCGGTGGTGTAGTAACCACGCAAACTGCCTGCACCTGACAAGGCTAAAAATGGATCTTCCTCGACCTGTTTTTTACTGATTTTCTTGGTGTGGTGAGCAAGGATGATTCCCGCATCGGGATTGACCGCATCACGCAGTTGCTCAACTCGCTCACGCAAGAAAAACAACATCGCGTTGTTGTCGTTTTCGCTATTGCCTTCAGGGCCACCGTCGAACACATTACGAATAGGGTCAATTACCAGAATGTCGACACCACCTTGAGACGCAGCCCGCTGCAGAGCCTCGATCACTTGCTCAACACCCTGATCATTGAGCACTAAACGAAGCTGAGGTGTGACCAAAAGGTTATTGGCAGCTTGGCGACTTACTGCTTCTGGCAAACCCATAGACTGGATCCGCTCACGCAAGTAGTGATACTGAACCTCGGCTTGCAAGTAAAACACCCGCAATGGCCTTGAGGGCGTGAGCTCAAGAAAGGGCTCGCCTGCCGCCATATGCGTTAACCAAGACAACAGAAAATCACTTTTCCCCACCTTAGGCGCACCACCAAATACGATCATGCCGCCGGGCGTTAAAACCCTCGGTGCTATCAGATCGTCTGGCATCGGCGAGGTATCGGCTAACAACTCACCTAATGAATGCAGCGGTATCGGCTCAGCATCTTTAACAATGGTTCTCGGTGCCGACTGAACGAAAGCCCACACATCCATCCCTTCATCGACTGCATCATAGGCGTCCCACTTAACGGATTTATCACCCGGAATATGCAAAACCGCCACAGAAGCGGCACCGCCGCATGCGATCGCTTCCGATGCTTTTCTGGCATACTCAGCACCCGCATCATCATTGTCAGGCCAGACTAAAACGTGTTTATCTTTCAGTGGCGACCAATCCGTTTTCGCTATTGGAGCATTAGCTCCATTCATGGCAGTGGTTGCCACCAATCCTAAGAGAATGAGTGCGTCCGCAGCTTTCTCACCTTCGACCAGTACAACTTGATTGGCGCTTAAGATTTGAGGCTGGTTGTAGAGCGGTCTTGGATCCGGTGCTTTCATGGAGCGTGATCGCACATCCCACGGCCTGAACTCTTTGCCCGACTCGGTATCGTATCGATATACGCAGGCAATTAGCTGACCTTGGCTATCACGATAATCCCATTTTCCGGTTGCTGGCCCTAAGTCATCTGTAGGTTGTTGTCGAGCAGGCATTGTGGGTTTATTGGCTTTCTCATAAGTCGTGGACAATGGCCGTGATTGATCAACAGACACACCTAACCATTGAGCGACAGAATCCACCAGCTCAGGAAATTGGCTGGCTGCATCAAAGCCATTAACACGTGCCCAGGCATCAAAGATGTCACCACCTTCTCCGGTAGCAAAATCCATCCACATACCTGCACGAGAACCTGCAAGTTCAACGACTAAACTTTTACCGGGATTGCCTTCCAGATCGCCTACAATGAACTGCTTACCTCGATGCTTTCCTGCAGGAAACAGATAGGTCAACACAGCATCTAGCGAATCGATTAATCGTTGCTTGAGCACTCGGGCATCATGCTTTGGTTTTGTTGATTCACCCTGCTCAGGTGCGTCGTTAAAATCGAGCCAGATCACTTTATCGGTGCTGCTGTTCATTGCGCACCTCCTCGCCAGCAGCGGTCCTGCCAAGAGCAAAACTTACACTCGTAATGAGCTGGGTCTTTACTGATTCTGGGTAAGAGTTCTCCTGCATCAGTCGCCTGAATGACACGCACACCTCGATCGGATGCCCGCTGAGCCAACTCACCATTAAAAGGAACCCACTCGAAATACAATTCGGCGGTATCTTTATTGATGGCAGTGAACAAGGCGGGATTGGAGGAAATGCCAGGAATCTGTTCTTCCATGTAGGCCTGATACAACGCTATCTGTGCCGCATAGACCGGTTTAGAAAGAGTCACACCACGTTTGACCGTGTCCTTCCAAGACTTTGCATTCAGTGATTTACACTCCCACAAAGCAGGAAAGCCTTCGCCAATTGATTCAGGTCCTCCGGCAAGCACGCCATCTACGTGTCCACGCAAACGGCCATCCACTGCAGAAAACCCGAACTGTCCACCGGTGGATGTTTCCGTATACAGATCAAAGCCTGCTTTACGCAACCAATCGATAGCGAGCTCTTCAAAGACATGACCCGCCGCAAAAATTCTAAGAGTACGTCCAGTAAATGATCTACCTTCGTCGACAGGTGTATGTGTGAACTCAAACTGCAAAGCACGATCGCAAGACACTCCAAGTCTTGAAGCACCAAGATAGTTTCTCGAAACCTGTGATCGCTGCTCTTGCTGTAATGCTAAGTCGATGCGTTCACTGATCTGTTCCGACAAGGTTGGTCGATGATTAAAATCCAACATCAGAAAGGCACCTCGTCTTTGTACAACTCCTGCAAAGTCTGGTGATAGGACTCAAGAACTGTATCCACCAAACCAACAATTTCTGTTTTGCTGTAATCACCCAGTCCTTTGTCCATACCAACAGCCATTACATAATCAGCAAGTGGGGCCAAGACAGACTCAGCAGCTTTTTGTTCTAAATCAGTTCTGTTCATGGCCACTCCCTTACGATGCAACTGGTAATGGATGTCTTGGCACTGCTTGGAACAGAATCGTTTAAAGCTAGCGCGCCGACTGTCGCTGGATTGGTTGCGGTTTGGATCAAGCCAGCAAAAGCCTCGAGGCGGTTTGTGGCAAATAAAGCAACGGTAATGCACATCAAGCAGCCTCCTTGCCTTCGACTTTGTTGAAAATACGGGACTGTATATCACGCTTGTTAAACTGGAAGGCCAAGAGGCAGGAAGCTTGATAGCGTGTTAAGCCAAAGTCCTGGCGATACGCAGGAGGTAGATACCGAAGTTGTTGAGCGGTCGCAGCTTGGTTTAACCACTTGCGGGATTTGCTGGCAGCATCTTCGGTTTCATGCTCATTCAACCAGTCATCTGCAGCGGCCAGGCAAACCGTTCGCTCCCCCATGGCGAGTAATCTCGCAGGCAGTTTTTTACCACCGCCCATTCCAAACCAGTGACCTGCGAGAAAGAACACACCTGCCCACGCCTCGAAGCCAGTCGCCATCAAAGCGGCATCGTCACCAAACAAATCACACCAACGGAAAGAAGAGCGTTTAAGCAGGTCAATTTCAGACATCACAAAGTCCGTGAGATCAACTTTCCCATCGCCCTCTGTTCGTTCCCAAACATGACCGCAAAGAGAACACTCCTTTGCGGCAGCAGGTAACATTGCACCGCATTCCGGGCACTCTTTTTGTGGCGCTTCGCCTTGCCCCTCGTGGCCATCCAAGTTCACATCCTGCTCTAATGAACCGTGAAGCATGGTGCTTGTGCCGAAGTCGAGCACCACACAATCACTTTTCACAACGCCCGGATGCTCGTTGGGGTCGACGGTTCGAAGACCTCGCCCAATCATTTGAATCAGCGTCGACTTATAAGAACTTGGCCGTAGCAGAACAACACAACTGGTTGGAGGGAAATCCCAGCCTTCGGTGAGTACCGCAACATTAACAACGACCTGCGACTCACCGGACTCAAAGCGAGACAGCGCAGCCTTTCTCGCTTCACTTGATAGCTCGCCATGAATGACTTCCGCACTGATTCCTGATGCTGAAAAGGCTTCCGCTACATTCTTGGCGTGCTGGACGGTCGAACAAAACACCACAGTAGGACGGTCATGAGCCTTGTCTTTCCAGTGACGTATCACCGCTTCGGTGATAGGTGCTTTGTTCATAATGGCGTCGACAGCTGCCATGTCGAAATCATCAGCAGTACGTTTGACTTGTGACAGCTCTCCTTGGGTCCCCACATCAACTACGTAAGTTCTGGGTGGAACCAAGTGTCCTGATTGAATGAGTTCAGCCAAGGTGATTTGATCACTCACATTACTAAACACAGGACGCAATGCTTTGTTATCACCCCGGTTGGGAGTAGCCGTGACACCAAAAATCGCCACATCAGGATTGCTATCGCGAACGCTATCAATGATGCGACGATAGGTCGGTGCCGCCGCATGATGCGCTTCATCGATAACAAGCAGATCAAGTTTAGGCATCGTCTTTAAGTTCGATTCGCGCCCTAAGGTTTGCACCATGGCGAAGGTCGTTTGACCGTTCCACGACTTTTCTTTTGCGTCATAAATCGAAGTCGAGATACTCGGATTAACACGACTGAACTTGGCGGCATTTTGCGTTGTGAGTTCATCACGGTGGGCAAGCACACAAGCTTTGGCATCTTCATTTTCTAACCACTGGCCGGTGACACCGGACAACATGATCGTTTTACCGGCGCCCGTAGGCGCCACCCCCAGTGTGTTTTGGTGTTTATCAAGCGCAGTTAGACTGCGCTCAACAAACAATTTTTGACGAGGTCGTAATAACATG